TTGTGCGGTCTCTGCTCCGCGCTCTGTTTTACGTCACTGAGTCCTGACGTGCCACGGTGGGCCCCAACACACGGCTTATGTCGGCTTCGGACAGTGGTGAATGATCGAACCAATGCCGGATGTGAGACGGTATGGACGGGGCTACTGACTTCCGACGGACAGAACTTCCCGACACAAGAGCGTAAGCCGTAGCGTAGGCGCTTGTGGGGGTATGATCAGTCACTGGACTTGCAGCGGCGTAGGTCGCAAACCTGTCAAAGTAGTTCCTCCAAGATTCGGGGATGGTATTTCCGAAGAGGTGGACCGGGATAGGGATTACCGAGTCCTGTTTCTTGAACCACTGTTCTAATGTCTTTTGTGTACCTATAGGGACTCCGAATTTTTCCTGCATGAGGTGTCGGGATCTGAGTCCAGGTTCAACAGCCTCGAACTTAAACTTCTTGATGTTGTTAACCATCTGTTCCGTTTTGTATGTGCCAAATATCCCCCGAGAGAGGATTCGGCGTACATCATACCCACGTGTGCAACGCAAGATCCAGTCAGCTGCGGCGTCCAATATGGGGCAGCCGGGATACTGTGATTTCATTGACATTGCCTTACAGCGTAGTAAACTGTGAAGTCTTGTAGTTCGGGCGCGAGCATATCTCGCATCCATCCAGCCCAACGTACCCAGGGCTTTGAGGGGATCAGTGAGGGGGACCCGCTCCACCTCGTCGAAGACCATCCCGCAAAACGATGCGGTAGACAACTTCTCATGGGTCTCGATTTTGATCGTTAGTCCTAACTTAGCGAAATCTGTAGAGTCGGGAACTCTAGCGTTTGCAGGACAGTCGTAGGAAAACAAGCCATCATCACCTTCTACAACTCCTCTCACATTCTTTAGTCCAGTTTCTTCAGCCGTAAACAGAAAAAACATCAGATTGGAGAAGCCGTTAGACAATGAGGTCGTCATCTCTCCGGACATACGCGTAGCTTCAATGTACATCCGGAACCCCTTAAAAGAGCAGTCATTTACTCCTGCCAAGACATTGTCAAGAAGCCACCAAAATTTTTCCCTATCTGGCAGGTTCTTAGTCATGTACTTGAGCAGCACAAACTCGCACCCCATCATCAAATCTTTAACAAATTGGGACTCAAAGGCCGTGTAGTCCGTTGCAAGATAATGTGGGCAAGTGTTGTTAAGCACGTTCTCAATGATGTAAGCAGGTCTGTCTGATACCGGCACGTGCTTTATAAAAAAGGGATTTTTGTAGACAGCTTCCTCGATCAGCTTGACAAATGGCCCAATGTGGCACTTAGCTGTATCGCTTCTGGAATAGATACCTCGCGGATACTTGAAGTCCGTGTAAAACTCGTCCTTGATGAAGCAAGAGTTGACGAAGAGTTTGGGATCTGAAGTTCCGTTAGTGAGAGAACCATAATGGTTCACGAGTTCTTTCTTTTTCCAGGCAGGGTAATTCGTCTGGTCGAGCCAAGTGAGGAAGGAAGTGTCACTGTCTTGGTCGAGAGGGGCTAGGTTGGTTTTGACCCACTTCCGTACGAACTTGAAGAAGCGGGTTAGCGTTGTGTGATCCGGCGTCGGGTGGCGAGAAGCGGATCTCTTCACCGTCCCAAGGAGAGCGGACCAGGGATCGTCGATGTCTGGGTGGGGCAACGATGCGCCTTCTATGTGGGCGCCGAGTGAAACAGCTACAGGCCTGGTGCGCGGTGAGGCTCCAAATGTCTTAGGCAAAACCCATTCAACACCGTTCTTCGGTGCGTTGGGTAGCTGC